ATGGCAACACAGTTGTTAAAACCTATAATGGCTAAAGTACACCCATGCGAAATAGAAGAAGTAAGACATAATATACAAAAAGAAAAACGTATTATTGATACTTTAGAACCTATTATGAATAGTCATAGGTTAGTTATTGATGATTTACTTATTAAAGAAGACTTTAAACTAGAACCTGACCATCAGTTGTTTAGACAGATGACTAGGATTACTAGAGACAAAGGAGCTCTAAGACATGATGACCAAATTGATGCGCTTGCTATTGCTGCTAATTATTGGGTACAGCGTATGGACAGAGACCAAGTCTTATCGTACAACCAACACAAAGAAGATTTACTTGACCAAGAGCTTGAACGATTTATGGAGACAGCCATTGGTAAAGAACCAGAAGAGGACAGATTTATATAATATGGAAAATACTTATAAAGTAGACTGGAAGTTTATATCCGGTTTAGAAGGAAATAATCACCACAAAGGCTATCAGCCTACAAGTAATAGTGGTGTTACAATAGGTATTGGTTTTGATTTAAAAGACAAAACTAAAGATAGTCTAAAAGCTATGGGTTTTGATGACCTATTAATACAAAGATTAGAGCCATATTTAGGCTTAACAGGGTCTAAAGCTAAAGGATTAGCTAAGAATTTAATAATGACTGACCAAGAAACAGACACTATTAATAGATTATCTAAAGCTTTTTACACAAGTGATATAGCTAAACAATACAATAGAGCGGCTAATGGTAGTAAATTTACTGATTTAACAGCCGCACAACAGACTGTAATAGCGTCTGTGGGTTTCCAATATGGTTCCCTTAATAGAACGCCTAACTTTCTTTCTGCTGCGGTAGAAGGTAGATGGTCAGATGTTGTCAAAGAGTTAAATAACTTTGGAGATGACTTCAAGACTAGAAGGGAAACTGAGGCGCTCTATTTGTCGGACAGAATGTAATACCCGGAATATTTCATAAAAAATTCTGAAGGGGTATATCACTGTAGCGGCACCCGAGTTTCCCCCATACAATCACCAGTTGCGCTGCTGCAAGTGTCCCCTGAGTAAACTTTAAGCACACCTGAGCAAGGTATATATAGGAATGAGTGCCTTAAGAGTGCCGGCGGTATACATAAAGAATAAATAGGCGTGCCTTTGAGCTCGTCTGTTTTTTTAGTTTGGTACACATAGCATACACAAAGAATACACGCAGCATACATATAGTATACACGCAGCAACACACACTATATCTATAAAGGTTCCCGTATAAGATATATACAAGTCAATACAGTGTATACTATGTGTATATATGTATGTGTGTATGTACTCAGGGTATACTTAGAGTATATACTTAGGTGTCATAGGTGTACTCAGTACATATACACCTTATAACTATTCTAATGTAGGTATAGAATAGAGGTGTCTGTTTTTTTCTTAGTCATGCATATCATGCATAGCTGTTATGCAAATAAATCATTACTAATTATTTTTTACACATGTATACAGACAATATGTTTAATTTTTTAAAATTTTTTCAAGTGCTAACAGCAGTGACAGAAGGCTTAAGCTATGATTTTAAAAAGTTTCTGACAGCCTCAGCAGCATAGAGGTCACACGGGTGTGACAGCCCCAAATAAGTCGGACACCGCAACAGCCGCACGGCGAGCCGGTCAAGCGCTTCAGCGTCATTGCTTTGAGCCAGTACAGACAACCTATGTTTGTCTCATATTATCAATATGACTGATGAGCTGTCAGTAACAGCGAAACAAACAAAGGACGTTACACTATGAATAAATTAGATGATTATGAAAACACTTTTAAATATGAGCTAGGCGGTGAGACCGGCGGCAACTATTTAATTTATAGCGGTAAAGGCGGCGACAAGTTTTATTTGATGACGCCTTCTATTGCTTTTTTTAATTTTAAAAAAGAAGCTGACGCTTTAGCATTTTGTAATAAATTAAATGCTATAGCTGACAAAGTTAAACACACAAACAAATAAAGGACGTTATGAAATATAATCACACTATACAGAAAATACTTACTCAGCACCACGCTGACAAGTTTAAAAATAAAGTTAGTAAAGAAGAGCATTTTAGAAATTATGCCAAAGAGACTGACAAAGTTAAAAAAATTGAGATGTTAAGACAAGCAGCTCAGGAAGGTTGGATTTAAATATGGATATTGCACAAATCAACTTTCCAATTAATGACAATGACGGCGCTAAGTTAATGGCGCCGTTGTTAATTCAAAAAGAGCTATGCGCTGAGTTTGGCGGGTGTACAGCCTATGACGGCGCCGGCTCATGGGTCAGTGATGATGGCAAGTTATACGCTGAGCCAGTTAAGATAATACAAACAGCATTTAAAAATAATTCTAAGAATAGATTGTTTTTAAAAAACTTAGTTAAGAAATACGGCAAGATTTCAAAACAAGAAGCCGTTTATCTTGCTATTAATAACAAAGCTGATATTATAAATATTAAGTAACACTGATGAGCTGTTATTCAGCGAAACTGAGCGGCGCCTTACCTTGCCGCTTAGTCTGTTACATAAGTAACTACAAACAAACAAACCAAAGGACACTATGCAAAAACATTATTTAAGAACTACTAAAAATCTTTATAGCTGCACTGACAGCGGCGTAACTGTTTATTACTCATACGTCACACCGGTAGCAATTAGAGACCCATTTGGCGTGTTACATGTGAGCGCTAATATATGGAGCTCTACAACTGGTAAACATTTAACATGGATTGACGGCGGCAGCGCTGAAGCAAAAAAGCGTAGACTTGCACACGCTGACTTTAAAAAGTTAATGAATATTTACGGCGTAGAGCGTGAGTACTGGCTTAATTCAGGTTTTGTTAGACCTAAGACTGACACGGTGCCGGACATCATTAAGTTTGATGAGCAGTTACCGGACAGCCTGCAACTGTTAAAAATATAGTCATGGATTTGTCAGAACTTAAAGGCGTCACTATTCAAAAAAATGTAGCCCTAAGCATTATCAGGGCGCACGGCTGCGAGTGTGAGCTTGATGATTTTTACAAAAACTTAGGTAAAAAACAAACCTATTCAGCTATAAAAGTTTATCACTGGCTAGGTTATTAATAATAAACAAAGAGCGAAACATTGCGCCGTTGTAACGTCCGGCGCTTTGTCTCATGGTTAAGCCATGACTGATGAGCTCAGTAAGTTCAAACAATCAACATAGGAGCGTAGCTATATGAATATGCTATATAAAATAATATACAATTACTTGCATCAAAAAATGCTAGCTGACGAGCAAGCTTTTAGAAATAAAAGATTAGCCGTGAGAATGAAGTTAAACAACGGTTACAGCAAGGCGGGTCATTAATGCCAAATATCGTTGTATCTAACTTTATTAATGAGCGTTGGGTTGACCGGTTGTATCAGAATTTTAATAAGTCAGTATACTTGTTAAAACCTGATGGCAAGGTTGACCCATGCAAGGTAAAAAAAGTCAAGTCAAAATACTATCTAACCAGTACTGGTAAATGGTTTAATAGTGCAGGTCTCAGAATTGATGAGCCTGCGGGTCTTGATAAACGAGCGGAGCTAAGCAAGTTTAAGTCTGAGATTGAACAAGCTGAGACTGATGCAAAGTTCCAAAAACTAAAACAAACAATAAGAGGTAATTAATATGCATGTAAGTAAATATGATGTACAAGTAATAGGTGATAAATGGAATGAAAAAAAAGATAAATATGAAGGCGGATATACAATAGTACGTCTTAACAGTGATGAAGGTATACGTTTTAAAAAATTAATACCTTTAGTTGCTGAGCTTGACGAAGCACATGACGGCACTGAAATTGAAGTTAGTGTCGTTATAAAACAAAGAAGTTACGAGTAACACTGATGAGCCTATTATGCGTGGTGAGTAAATACCACGTGGCGAAACTAGAGCCGGTACTATCCGGCTTTAGTCTGTTACAATCTAACCAAAGGAGCTTAAACCATGATTGAACTAATACTAGGACTACCATTTGAAGGACATGTATTAATACTAGGTACAATAATAGCCGGTATAATACATGCAATGCGAACACCTAAGAAGGAGCGTAGCATTAACCCTTTTGAACAAACAACACAACTAACAGATAAACAAATCAAATCATTACAGGAGCACAATGACAGATAAAGAACAAATACAACATTTGATTGATAAGAATAATAAATTAGAGGCTGAGCTTATTACATTTAAAACTAAAGCTAATGATTGGCTTTTTGATTTAAAAAAAGCTAAGTCTGATTTACTTGAGCGTAACACTGAGCTTAACCAATACAAAAATATCAAAATAGATTGGGAGCTTAAAAAGAAAATCATATTGTTTTTACAGAAAACACAATCTGTTGAAGCGTATGACGCAATGACACCAAACCAAATAGCACATAGAGCAGCGCAGTTTATAGAGAATATACTCACATCTAAACTAGCGCCAAAGTTTGCTATTTCTAATGAGCTACAAGTTACTACTAGGGAGCCTGACTAAGGTTCCCATAGTAGATATTATAAACATAACCCACTGATAATTATAGGAGTTAGACACATGGCACGACTGATTGAGAGTATGCCTACTTATAAAGATGAAGTAGAGCACGAAAAAGAGATGAGAAACTTAGGTTCAAACAGAACTAATAAGCGTCTTCATTCTCACATTGAGAGAGAAGAGGAAAGTGTTACCAGTTATGGAAAAGTAATGGTAGCAAACACGATAAGACCTTTAGCAATGGCTATTGCTGAATGGACACAAGAACAATCTAAAAAGACAATAGGCAAACCTTCTATTGCCTTCTTAAAGATGTGTGAAGTTGAGCCTGAGATACTGGCACTAATCACTGGTAAACACATCATAAATACAATCACACAATACAAACCTTTAACAGCAACGTGCATAAGTTTAGGTGGTAAAGTTGAGACTGAGATTAGTCTTAAAAACTTTAAACATCTAAACCCTGATTTGTACCAAACAGTTAAACAAGACTTAGACAAGCGTAGTTTTAATTATACTTACAAGCGTAGAAAATTAAGAGAAAGTGCTAAACGTGACGAGGTAATGAAATGGGAAGAGTGGACAACACCTGTTAAATTACACGTAGGTCTTAGACTTGTAGAGCTTATGATTTATGCAACAGGTATGATTGAGATAGGTACTGAAACTGTTAAACATAAAAAAGCAAAGATAATCAAACAGACTGATAAAACTAGAGAGTGGATTAAAAGTAGAAACAGTTTTAATGAACTGTTAAATCCGGAATACTTACCTACAGTCATGCCGCCAAAATTATGGACGTCAGTTGTAGGTGGCGGTTATTGGACTAAAGAGCTTCCTGAACTTGAGCTTGTTAAACAAAAAAACAAGAAATACAAAAAGGAACTTGAAAACTTTGACATGCCTGAAGTGTATGACGCTGTTAATACAATGCAAGCAACACCATTTAAGATTAATAATTTTATCTTAAAAGTTATGCAAGAAGCATGGGACAAAGGGTTAGCTGTTGGTGGTATGCCGCCTAGTACTAACTTTGATATTCCAAACAAACCGCATGACATTGAAACTAATGTTGACAGTAGAAGAGAATGGAAGAAGAGAGCTGTTATGGCTCACACTGAAAATGCTAGAATGTTTTCTAAACGTTTATTGTATGCTAAAATTATACACCTTGCACAAAAGTTTAAAGATTATGCAACGTTGTATTTTCCAGTTCAATTAGATTTTAGAGGTAGAGCGTATGCAGTACCGGCATTTTTAAACTATCAATCTATTGGTGGTGCCAAAGCTTTGTTGTCTTTTTCACAAGGTAAAGCAATCACAAAAGAAAACAAAGGTGATTATTGGTTGGCTATACACGGTGCTAACCAATACGGTGAAGATAAAATATCGTTTGCTGACAGAGTAAAATGGACTAACGATAATGAGAGTTGGATTATTGATTGTGCTACAGACCCAATGTTACATAGACAATGGGAAAATGCATCTAATCCATTTCAATTCTTAGCATTTTGTGATGAGTGGAAAAGATTTAAAGAACAAGGATATGGTTTTATTTCTAGTATTCCTGTTAATGTAGACGGTTCTTGTAACGGTCTTCAAATTTATTCTTTAATGTTAAGAGACGAAAAAGCAGGCAAGCTTGTTAATTGTTTGCCTAGTGCTACACCGCAAGACATTTATCAATTAGTTGCAGATGCAGTTAATGATAAATTAAAACAGCATGCAGCTGAAAACAAACCGTATGCTCAGTTGTGGTTAGACTACGGAGTTAAACGTTCAACTACTAAAAGAAGTATTATGACTATCTGTTATGGTTCAACTAGATATTCATGCACTGACTTTGTAATTGAAGATTTAACAAAACGTAAAGACAAGGGAGAGAACCATCCATTTCAAGATGAGATATTCAGACCGGCTAGTTATTTAGCAAGTGTCATATGGGACAGTATCGGTGATAATCTGAAATCTGCTAGGACTGGAATGGACTATCTACAAACAATCGCACGTACAGTTGCGAAACAACAACTACCAGTGCATTGGGTAACGCCGGTTGGTTTTCCAGTGTATCAGTCATATCCAGAGATGAAGTCTAAAAGAGTTAAGGCTATGTTGATGGGTGAAGTTATTAAGCCTCGTATAAATACTGAGACTGACTTAACTGACAAACTACGAATGGGTAACGGAGTAGCACCTAACGTAGTTCACTCGGTGGACAGTGCAGCTATGATGAGTACAGTTAATATTGCTTATAAAAATGGCATTACTAATTTCTGTAACGTACATGATAGTTTTGGCACAACAGCAGGTGATGTTGAAACACTTAATAAATCTATTAGAGAAGCATTTATTAAAATGTTTAGTGAGAATGATATTCTTGATAATTTTAGGAATGACGTTCTTAAACAATTGCCTGAAGAGCTACACGATAAATTACCTGAAGTTCCCGCCAAAGGTAATTTAGATATTCAACAACTGCGGGACAGTGAGTTCTTTTTTGCGTAGCATTAAAGTACCCATAGTAGAATGGAGAAACACATATGAAAAATAATTATGTTAAGATTGTAAGTCCTGAAGGCGTGTCTCAGTATGCATGGTTGACAAAACCTGATACTAAATTTGACAAAGACGGACATTACAAAGTAAATCTTGTAGTGCCTACTGACAAGGCTTCTTCATTGATTAAACAGATTGATGAAGAAATTAAAAAGAGCGTAGAGATTGCCAAAGAAAAAAACAAAGGCAAAGCTGTAAAGCAAGCAAACGCTCCGTACGAAGAACAACTTGATGATGAAGGTAAGCCAACTGGCAACACTGTTTTCAAGTTTAAAAGAAAAGCACAAATAATATCTGCTGATGGTAAAGTCATTCCATTTAAAGTAGCATTATTTGATAGCTCCGGTAAACCTTTAATTGATGCTAACGTTTGGTCTGGAAGTGAGATGAAAGTTAGTGCTGAGTTAGTACACTGGTTCACTGCAATGGCAGGCGCAGGCGTAAGTCTGAGATTAAGAGCAGTACAAATAACTAAGCTAGTTGAAGGTGGTGCCGGCAATGCTGAAGGCTACGGCTTTGATAAAGTAGAAGGTGGCTATACAGCAACAGAAAGTGTGAACAATGTGGTACAAGAAGAAACCGCAGAAGCTGACTTCTAATCAAGTTGGTTTAAAATACGGCTTTAGGTCAGGCTTAGAAGAAGCAATTGCTTCTGAGCTTGACACTAAAAAAGTTAAGTATGAGTTTGAACAATCTAAACTTAACTATACAAAGCCGCAAAAAGTTCACACTTATACCCCTGACTTTTATCTAACTGGGTCTGACATTTACATTGAGACTAAAGGTTACTTTACTTCTCAAGACCGTCAGAAAATGCGTCTTATAAAAGAACAGCATCCTCAGTTAGATATTAGATTTATATTTTCTAATTCTAAAACAAGAATAAGTAAAAAATCAAAAACAACATATGGCATGTGGTGTGATAAGTATGGATTTAAATACGCAGACAAACATGTTCCAACGGAGTGGTTATGAGTAACATAAGAAAAGAAACAAAGTACATTGTTGTTCACTCAAGTAATACAAATCCAAAACAAAATTTAGATGTTAAAGATTTAGACAAGCAACATAGAAAAGAGGGTTTATTCTCATGTGCGTTCCATAAAATAATCAAAAGAGACGGTTCTATTCAGGATGGTCGTGATATTATGATAGCAGGCGCACACATTGAAACAGATGTTAACTTGTCTAATAAAAATTCTATTGGCATTTGTCTAATTGGCGGACAAAATGTTGATGGACAACCTGATTGTAATTTTACTTTCAAACAATACCAAAGTTTAGTTAAACTGGTAGATGTTTTAAAAGACAGTTATGGTGAGGTTGAGATTGTTGGTCATAGAGATGTGACTAGCTCCTCGTGTCCGCAATTTGATGTAAAAGAATTGCTGACATAGTTTGTTTGTGCCTACTGGGTAGAAATATCCAGTAGGTTTTTATTAACCCAAATATTAAGGCAAAAAATTTTATGGAAAATACTGATAGTACGTTTTTATATCATTCAGCATGTGATGAGTGTGGTTCTTCAGATGCTAATTCGGTATATGATGATGGACATACCTATTGTTTTTCATGTAACACACACAAACAAGGAGAAAAAGAAATGCAAACAAACGTAAAAGAAAAATGTAAAGATTTTATAACAGGTACTGTATCTGCTTTGTCTAAAAGAAACATTGACTTTGATACAGCACAAAAATTTAATTATCAAACTGGCGCATGGTTTGGAAGACCTTGTCAGATTGCAAACTACTATGATAAAGACAAACAATTAGTAGCACAAAAACTAAGATACCCTGATAAAACATTTCAGTGGTTAGGTGATGCAAAAAAAGCAACACTATTCGGACAGCATTTATGGAGAGAAGGCGGACGAATGTGTATTGTTACAGAAGGCGAGATAGATGCCTTATCAATTTCCAGAACTAATCAAAATAAATTTCCCGTAGTAAGTATTAAGACAGGTGCACAAGGCGCTAAAAAAGATATACAAAAAGAATTAGAGTGGCTTGAAAAATTTGAGAGTGTGGTACTTTGTTTTGACCAAGACGAACACGGAGAGAAAGCTGCTATTGAATGTGCAAAATTATTTACACCAAACAAAGCTAAGATTTGTACAATGCCATTAAAAGATGCAAACGAAATGTTACTTGCAAACAAAGTAAGAGAGTTAACAGATTGTATATGGTCAAGTAAACCATACAGACCTGATGGTATTGTAGTTGGAAAAGAATTATGGAATGAAATACAAAAAGAAGATGAGTATGTAACAGTTCCATATCCATTTGAATGTTTAAATGTTAAAACACATGGACTACGTAAAGGTGAGCTTGTTACTATCACTGCCGGAAGTGGTGTTGGTAAATCTAGTTTTTGTAGACACGTAGCATTAAACTTATTAAAAAATAATTACACCGTAGGTTACATTGCATTAGAAGAAAGTATTAAACGTAGTGCACTTGGTATCATGGGTGTTGAATTACAAAAACCATTACACTTAACAAGAGAGGGTATCAGTGAAGAAGACTTACTTAAGACGTTTAACAATACTGTGGGCAGTGGCAACTTTTATCTTTACAATCATTTTGGTTCAACAGTTGCAGATAACTTGCTCTCTAAAATAAGATACATGGCTAAAGCCTGTAATGTAGACTATGTAATACTAGACCATTTACACATGGCTTTGTCTGCATTAGGTGATGCTAATACAAATGATGAACGTAAACTTATAGATTATTTTGTATCAAAACTTAGAACGCTAGTAGAAGAAACTGGTATTGGTTTAATACTTGTTTCACATTTATCACGTACTAAAGATGGTAACAAAGGTTATGAAGATGGAGTACAAGTATCTATGAATAGTTTAAGAGGCAGTCAAAGTATTGCTCAGTTAAGTGACATGGTATTAGCCTTGTCCAGAGACTTACAAGCTGAAGATAACATTGCACAAGTTAATGTTTTAAAAAATAGATTTAGTGGTGAGACTGGAAAAGCTTGTAGTTTAAGATATGATTTAGACACAGGTTGTTTAACTGAAGTACAATCGGAGACTGTTAATGACTTCTAAATTACCTGTTAGAAAAAGAAAAGCAAAACAAGACACTGTGTCTTGGACATTTTATGTTTTATCTGCTGTTAAAAAAGCAAAAGAAAGTTCAACACCTGTAGTATTACATGTTGCTAAAGATAGCTCAGCATCCTTATTACAAGATGCATTGATGGCACTTGCTATGAATGGTGAAGATGCAGCATGGAACGTAGATATAAAAATACACAAACACATACATTAATTATGAAACTACCTACAATAACTAAAAAGACATTAGACGCTAAATTTGTTTTATGTCATTGGCTTGATATAAACTCTGATGCCTCGTGGATGTCATTAGAAAAAGCAAAAACAAGTACACCAACTATTTGTGTGAGCACTGGTTGGTTAATAAAACAAGATAAGAATGTACACATTTTATGTGGTGACATAAATTTTGAAGATGATGGTACACTAGGTGACGTTGGTAATGTAACTGTTATACCAACTATTAATGTTATTAAAAAGAAAGTATTAAAAATATGAGATACATATTTGATATAGAAACTGATGGGTTTCTTGACGTCTGTACTAAAATACATTGTTTAGTTTTAAAAGATGTAGACACTAATAAGTTTTTGTCTTTATCAGTTGATGAAGCATTAGATAAATTATCTAAAGCAAAAGAAATTATAGGACACAACATTATAAAATTTGATTTGCCTGTAATAAAAAAACTATATCCTACCTTTAAAACTGAGGCAAAAATTTTTGACACACTTGTAGCAACAAGATTGTTATTTCCAGATGTAAAAGAAAAAGATTTTCAACGTAAAGATTTTCCAAAAGATTGTATAGGAAGACACAGTTTAAAAGCATGGGGTAACAGAATAGGAAATTACAAAGCACAGTTTGATACAGACTGGCAAACTTTTACACCTGAGATGCTAGAGTATTGTAAACAAGATGTAGAAGTAACTTATAATCTTCACAAAATGATACATAAAGATATGAAATATTCTCAGCAAGCTATGGATTTAGAGCACTCTGTAGCACAATTAATTTATAATCAAGAAGTTCATGGTTTTAGTTTTAGTACTGAAGAAGCTAGAAAACTTTATTCAGAATTAAATGGTAGACGAATGGAAATAGAATACAAGTTACAAGTAATGTTTCCACCTGAAAAAGAACACATACCCTTTATACCTAAAGTAAATAACAAAGCTAGAGGATATGTTAAGGGTGAAGTATTCTACAAAGAAAAAACTATTATCTTTAATCCATCTAGTAGACAACATATTGCAGATAGATTAATCAAAATACATGGATGGAAACCTAAAGTTTATACTGATGATGGTAAGCCTAAGTTAGATGAAACTATTTTAGAAAGTTTACCATACCCTGAAGCTAAAATATTATGTGAGCATTTTCTATTAGATAAAAGAATTGGTCAGTTAGCTACTGGCGCTCAAGCTTGGTTAAAGCATGAGAAGAATAATAAAATACATGGTACTTGCAATACTAATTCAACAGTAACTGCAAGAGCAACACACTCGTACCCAAACATGGCACAAATTCCAAGTGTTGGTGTGCAATATGGTAAAGAGTGTAGAGCATTATTCACGGTTCCAACTGGTAAAAAACTTGTAGGCATTGATGTCTCAGGTTTAGAGGTGAGAATGTTGGCTCACTACATGGCTAAGTACGATAACGGCAACTATGCTAAAGTTGTTTTAGATGGTGATATACACTCTGAAACAAAAACATTAGCAGGGTTAGATAGCAGAGACTTAGCCAAGCGTTTTTACTACTGTTTTCTTTACGGTGGTGGTGTTAAAAAGATTGCAGCAGTTACAAATAAAACTGTAGCAGAAGCATCTAAGATAAAGAAACGTTTCTTAAATAACTTACCTGCATTAAACAAACTAATTGAAAATGTACAGCAAGCAGCTGAACGTGGTTACTTAGTAGGTCTTGATAAGAGACGTGTTAAAGTACGTTCAAGCCATGCTGCATTAAACACGTTGCTTCAATCGTCCGGAGCCTTAGTGTGTAAGCAGTGGTTAGTAGAGTTTGATAAAGTGATTAAGAAAATACCTGAAGCACATCAAGTAGTGTGGGTACATGATGAAATACAAGTAGAGTGTCTTGAAAAAGATGCTGAGCAAGTTGGGCAATTAGCCGTAAAAGCAATAGAAGACACTGGTAAGTATTTTGATTTAAGACTTCCGCTAACTGGTGAATACAAGATAGGAGATAACTGGAGTGAAACACACTAAAGCACAACCTCACTTTGATAAAGATTTAAAGTTTGGACAACAATACGAGAATGAGTTCCAAGAAGCAGTAGAAGGTAAGATAGAATGTAAGACTGATAGGCTGTGTCAGAAAACAGGTAACGTTTATATTGAAACAGAAAGTAGAGGTAAACCTTCTGGTATTAATACAACACAGTCAAGAAACTATGCTATTTGTTTATGGACACAAGACAGGACTGACCAAGTTTGGGTTTTAATACCAACAGCACACCTTAAAAAACTTATGGTTAAGTACCCTATTAAGAAGGGTGGTGACAACTGGACAAGTAAAGGACACATAATTCCTAAAGAAGATTTATTAACATTTGACATATAGGAGAAACATGAAACTAAAAAGAGTACTTTTAATTGATGGTGATATTTTATTATATAAGATAGCACTTAATAATGAAGTAGAAACAGACTGGGGTGACGGTTTATGGACACTACACTGTGATGAAACTTTGTGTAAAGCTGACGTAGATGCAGTTGTAGATGACTTAGGCGCTAGTTTACAAGCTGATGACTATGTTATTGCATTAACAGACAGTAGCAATTTTAGAAAAGATGTATTGCCTTCATACAAAAGCAATAGAAAAGACAAGCGTAAACCAAT